GGTTCAATGACAATTATCCACCTAAAGAAAAAGCAGTTGGATATATTGGTAGGATAGTCCCATGGAAACACTTGAAAGAGATTTGTGAAGTGTCAAGCAAGCTAAAATATAAAGTGGTTGGTTGTGGATATATTGATAAGCCAGATTATTGGGCTACTATTCCAAAGGATAATCTTGAATATCATGGGGGTATGGGTAGAAACAATCAAAATCCGGAGAACTTTGTTGCCGGAATGTATAATAAGATGACAGTTTTCGTAATGTATTCTACAAGCGAAAGAGAGAGTGGAACATTACCATTATTAGAAGCTATGGCAAAAGGCGTTCCAGTAATGGCTACATCTCAAGGTATGGCTAGGGATTTGATTGAAGATGGTAAGAATGGAATTATATTTACTGAAGATAATTTTGAAGAAAAGCTGAAGATGTTAATGGAAGATAAGAAGCTAAGAGAAACATTAAGGCAAAACGCTTGGAATACCATTAAGGCTTATTCAGAACAAAGAATGGCTAGAGAGTTTGCAAGGGTATATTACAAAACATTATTTAAGGATAAGCCAGTTGTTAGTGTAATTATTCCTACCTTCAATAATGCAAAGAATTTAATAGATATTGTAATCTCGATTGATTCGCAGGATTATGACGCAAAAGAGATCATAATAGTAGATGATGGTTCAACAGATAACACCAAAGAAGCTTGTGAGGAGCTGAGAAGGCAAATTACAACGCCAATACTCTACTTAGATACAAAAGACACAAACCACTATGGACTAGCAAAGGCGAGGAACATGGGAGCAACTGAAGCACTTGGTAGCGTACTCTTGTTCCTAGATGATAGATTAAAGTTAGATAAGGGTGTTTTGGAGGAAGTTAGCAAGGCAAAATCAGGGACATGGTATTTTGGTTCTAAGTCAGTTAAAGGAAAGGTGTCGGATAAATCTTCATTTGTTGAAAACTTTAGTTGGATTCAGAAGAAAGACTTTGTAATGGGTGGAATGTTCTGCGAGAGAATGGTTCATTACGGAGGATTATCTCAAATTACTAGAGAGCAATATAATCACAAAGTTAAATTCGTTCATCAGCCAAAAGCGATGGCTTCACAAATAAAGAAATCAAGTGGAAGGTATAGGAAGAAAGATATTTGGAAAGCTAAAGAGATAATAAGCAAATTATATGAATAGAAGAATAAAAATTAAAGATTACAACAATATTTATTTGGATTTGGGGTGTGGGAATAAAGATCATAATAGACCGGAGAAAGAAAAGAATAATATTGGCATGGATGTAATTGATTATGGACAAGAAATAGTTTGGAACGCTACTGAGGGAATACCATTACCAGATAATAGTGTTGAGCATATAACCACTAGCCACTTTATTGAGCATTTTAGGGAAGAAGATGTGGTTAAAATAATGAACGAGTGCTGGAGAGTATTAAAGAAAGATAAAGAGTTATATGTTATTTGTCCTAGTTTTTATAGAGATAAAAGCTGGTTACCTGTTCATCTTTGGCACCCAACAGAAGTATCGTTTAGATTTTTTGAGTGGGATAAGATATCAAGAGAGAATAGGGTGAAGTCTTGGAAAATAAATGAGTTTATTCTTAATGACAAAAAAGATATACATTGTAAAATGAAACCAAATAAATGAAAAAGAAATATAAAGTATTTACAACGAATTGGCATGTAATGCACTTTTACGACCTTTTTAATGCCTTAGAAAAGGATTGTGAGTTTTATGTTTGCCATAATACCAATAAACAGTGGTATCATAACTCAAGACCACTACCAAAGAACGCTCACCCTGTTTCCTATTTTGAGAAGGATAAATATGATTTTGCAATATTAGATGTTGACCAACAATTGATAAACCCAGACTTAGGAAAAACAAAAGTGTTTGTTGACTTCAATAAAACTGTTCAAGGATTACCAAAGGTTATAATTAATCATGGTTCTCCAGTTTATCCAGAGTTTTTTAAGAAAGATAATAACCAAATGCCAAATGATGAAGCTCAAAGGCAAACAATAGAGATGATGAAGGAACTTGTTGGTGATACTCCAATGGTTCTAAACTCCTTCGAGGGTTCAACAGAAAGAGAGTGGGGTTGGGGTACTCCAATCTGGCATGGTATGAATCCAAATGATTGGCTTGACCTACCGAAAGAGCCAAGAATATTTACTGCTTTATCTCCAGGGGGTTGCGATACTTATTACAACAGGGAGATGATGAATCAAGTTAGCTATATCCTAGAGGATAGATATAGCCATAAATTATGGTGGGCTAAGGTTAATACCGACACAGGACACAGTTTTGATGAGTATAGAAAGTTCTTAGGTAGTAGTTTAATATATCTTGACACTTCATTCAGAACTCCAATGAACAGGGCTAGAACAGAGGCGATGTTGTCTGGCTCTTGCATAGTTCAAGTAGAAGGTGCTCATGATTTAGAAAGATTTGCAAAGCCCGGGGATAATATGATTTTAGTTCCAAATGACGCAGAACAAATTGCGAGCATACTCGTTGACTTAATAGAAAACCAATATGAAGATTGCATAGCAATTGGCAAGAGGGGTAAGGAAACTGCTAAAGAAATATTCAACTATAAGCGTTATCGCGACGATTGGCTTAACTTCATTCACTCTGTTCTAAAAATATGAAAAAAGAAATTAAAGGTGCTATACTTCCATTTCAAAAATATCATGGAAGACCAAAAGGGACTATTGGGTCATCTGTTCTTAGGAGTGATTGGTTAATTGATAAGTGGGAAGAAGTCGAAGAATTTCAAGAAGGTAAACGCTACTCATTTATTATTTTCCAAAAAGTTTATTGGTTAAAATACTTAGAAGATTATGATGGTGTTAAAATCCTAGATATTGCGGATCCAGATTGGTTAACAGGAGAGTTAAACATAAAACAATTAGAGACACATGTTGACGCTTTCACTTGTTCTTCAAAAGGGATAGCAGATTTCTTAAAAGGCATTGTTAAAAAACCTGTTTATCATGTGCCAGATAGAATTAATTTAGATATAATAGATAGGCAAAAGAAACATAATAGTATTGCAAAAAGAGTTGGCTGGTTTGGATATTATCACAATGCTAAAATTGTTCTTCCTACTGTATTACCTTCTCTGGCAAAACTAGGGCTTGACCTTGTGGTTATATCCAATAATGACTTCAAGCCTTCTGCTACTTATGGGGTTAAAATAGAGAACAGGGTATTTGATTGGGAGGTCTTTAAAGACGACCTTCTGACTTGTGATATTGTGCTTAATCCAGTACCATTGACGATTGGCAAGTTTAAGTATAAGTCAGACAACAAGAGTGCAATATCGTGGGCTTGTGGAGTCCCTATTGCCAATACAAAATCTGATTTAGAAAGACTTATGTCGGCAAGCGAAAGAGAGAAAGAAGCAAAAGAAAAATACGAATTAATTAAAAAGGAGTATGATATTGAGATATCTATAAAAGACTTTGAAAGTATAATAAAGAAAATATGCAAGACGAAAACTCCCCAGTAGTAACAATAAAAGCAACCTTAACAGAATATACCTTCATTCAGTTTTGTAGGAAGATGGGTTTTGGCACATTAAAACTAGAGATTATGAATGGTCAACCGAAAAAAGTCACTCAACCATTAAAGGCATTTAGATTTGATTTAACACCAGATGGAAATCCAATTGCAAGACTAAGTGTTTCATCTATTGATAAAATGGTTGAAGAAATTAATGAAATGGAATTAGAACTTGACAATGATGAAGAATAAGAATAAAATTAAGTTAATAAAATATAACTCAACTACTAAACGAGTGAGCATCAATGCTAGATTCACTCGTTTCTTTATTTATTATGAATAAATTTCAAACACTCGTTCAAAAGTTCATCGGGATTAAAAAAGAATCCCCACAAGTAGCTAAGAATGTTGCTTGGACACCTAGAGCTTCTTTTGGTATGTCAGAGCCAGCTTCTTTAGACAAACAGGCTCAATTACAGGCGTTCTCTTATTCTTGGGTATATTTTTCCATAACAAAGATTGCGATGAATGTCGCAAACATTAGATTGAAGCTACTCAAACAAACAGGGGATAAGATAGAGAGAGTACAAAAGCATGAAGTGTTGGATCTTCTAGATAAAGTAAATAATGTAATGACTTTCTATGATTTGATGGAGCTTTATTCTGTTTTTAAAGAATCAACAGGAGAAGCGTTCTGGTGGTTAGTAAGGGGAGATAATGGAAAGATTGTTGAGATTTATCCTTGGTTAAGACCAGATTTGATGGAAGTAGTGCCAGACCCAGTTACTTTTGTCAAAGGATATATATATAATGTTCCTGGAACTGGGACAAAAGTACCATTTAGCACAGAGGAGATAATTCATTTTAAAAGCATAGATCCCCTTAATCCATATAGAGGATTATCCCCATTGAAAGCGTCAGAGATTGCTATTGCAACAGATAGAGAAGCTTCTACTTGGAATTGGAGGTTTTTCAAGAACTCTGCACGGCCAGATGTTGCTATTGAAGTGCCAGGAACTTTAACCAAAGACCAATATGATAGAGTTATGAGTCAATGGGACGAAGCACATAAAGGAACAAGTAATGCTCATAAGTTTACAATTATTGAAGGTGGTGCAAAAGTAGTAGCACCATTAGGAGCTAACCAAAGGGATATGGACTTCTTAAATCAAAGGAAATATGGCAGAGATGAGATATTAACAGTATTTGGAGTTCCAATTTCCTTAGTAATTCCAGAAAGTTCCAATAGATCATTAGCAGAAACTGCAAAGGCAGTATTCATAGAAGAAACAATAGAGCCAAAGATGAAGAAGTTTGTTTCAACTCTCAATGAATTCTTGCTTCCATTTTTTGATGATACAGGAGAATTGTTCTTTGATTATGAAGATCCAACGATTGGAAATATGGAACAAACATTGAAATTATACGAGAGTGGAATTAAAAATGGTTGGTTATCAATAAATGAAGTTAGATTAGCAGAAGGGAAAGAAGCTGTTGATGGTGCTGATAGCTTATATCTTCCTCTTAATATTCAACCAATAGGAACAGTTAAACAGAAAAAGTCTGTTGGTAAAATAAATATTGCTAGACACAAAAGAACGAAAGGAGAGAAACTAGAAGCTATCATTAAAGAAGAATTGACGATTGAAAGATTAACCCAATTGTCTAAACAGAAAGAAGTTAAACCTAAAAACAAAAAGTCTAAAAAGAATGTTAAATTTGCTTTTTCAGAAAAACAAAAAGACATTTACTGGAAAGAGTATGTTAGTAAAACAGAAGTAGATGAGAAGTTGATGGTTATTGAGCTAAGAAAATTATTCAAAGCACAGGCAGAAAAAGTTTTGCCAACAATAAAAAACATCAAGACAGGTTTCAGCTTTAATGTAACTTCTGAAACGAAAGTATTCACCAAAGCCTTTCGCCCATTACTTAAAATATTAATTGCTAAGTATGGGAATGAAGTTTATGACTTATTGGGATTCTCTGGCTTTATCGTAGGCAATGATAGGATTGAAAACTTTATAAAAACTGATGGATTAAAATTCTGCAAGCAAGTCAATGAAACAACAAAAACAAAAATTAAAAAGACGATTGCAGAGGGTACAACAAATGGAGAGGGCATAAGATTAATTAAGAATAGAGTTAAAGATGTATTTGATGAAGCGACTGATGTAAGAGCAGGTGCAATAGCAAGGACAGAAGTTTCAAGAGCCTCAAACTTCGCAACAGTTGAAGGATATAAACAATCTGGCGTAGTGGAAAAAAAAGAATGGGTTACTGGATTAGATGAAAGAGTTTGTCCTATTTGTGGACCATTACATGGAAAGAGAGTTGACTTAAATAAGGACTTTGGCGTAGGCGATGCTCCTCCTGCTCATGTGAATTGTAGGTGTGTCGTGATTCCTGTTTTGAAAAGCACTTGACAAAAATCAAATATGGAATAAAATTGTAGAAAGAACTAAAAACTTAATATTCACTTGACTACTAAACGAGCAAGTTGTGTCTGAAAACACTTGCTCGTTATTTGTTTATAATTACTATGAAGAAAAAATTTGCGAAAGCGTATGTAAAAGAAGTTAAAGAAGATGGGCGTATAATTACTGGTGCAATTGCATCAACAAATTCTCCCGATAGAGATGGAGAAATTCTTTCTGCTAAGGGTTGGAATGTTAAATCTTTTAAGAAAAATCCTGTTTTACTTTGGGGACATAGTCATTTTGACCTACCTATTGGTAAGATTACCAGTATCAAAAGTACAGAAGAAGGACTTATCTTTGACGCAGAGTTCGCTGTAAATGAAAATCCCTTTGCTGAAAAGGTATCTAGGCTTATGAACAAGGGTTTCTTGAATACTTTTTCAGTGGGCTTTTTGCCACAAGAAAGAGATGGAGATACATTTGTTAAGCAAGAACTCTTAGAAATATCAGTAGTTAATGTTCCTGCAAATCCAGAAGCTGTTGTTTCTCGAGAACTAAAGAGCCTTTGGAAAGAAGTCAAAGATGTTGGCGAAAAAAAGGTAGAGAAAAAGATTATCAAAAAGGTTAAGAAGAAAGTTGAGGAAAAAGAACCAGAGAAGAAAGTCGTTAAGAAAGTTATCCCATTAAAGGAAAAGGATATAGAGAAAACGATAGAATTGAAGGAGCAAGACAGAATTCTCCTTAGAAATGTTCTTTCTTCGATAAAAGAGTTAGATGTTATTAAAAATAATACCTCAGAGGCATTGATCAAGAAAACTGAATTGCCTAAGGGTAAAAAAAAGGTCGAGAAAGTTTTAAATGCTGATAAGGATAAAATCCATAAGGCATTAAAGCTTATATTGAGAAGCGTTGAATACGCTATAATTGTTACAAAGAACAAAAAATGAAAAAATACATTTTAGTTAATGGCAAAAAACATTATATTAAAACAGAGAAATCTGAAAAAGATGTTGTTGCCAAAAAAAAGGTCGAAAAGAAAGACGAAGTTTCAGAGGTGGCTAAAAACATCGCTGAAAAGCTAGCTGAACTCCAAAAGGTTAGCAAAGTAGATGAAGTCAAGAAAGCGAAAATTGCATCTATTGAGAACATCAAATTGGTGGATAGAAAGGTTAAAATGTTCACTACTTCAAAGGGTAATGATATTTCCTTGAAACAAAGCCAAGTTGATGGGTTAAGTGGTTGGTTTAAAGCATTTATTGCACAAGATAAAGCTGGTGTGATGAATTATTTCCAGAAATGGGAGCCACTAAATGAAACTACCGCAGCAGAGGGTGGAAATTTAGTCCCAACACTACTTTACAATGTCATTGTTGATTTCAAAGAAGATGAAGCAATCATAATGCCAAGAGCAAATGTGATTGATATGACAGGAATGAAAACCAATGAATTGGATATTAGTGGTATCGCCACAAAGCCAAGAGTCCAGTGGGTTGCTGAACAAGGTGTGAAATCCACAAGTTCAATGACCTTTAGTCAGCAAAGTCTAACTCCTTATACGGTTGCAGCTATTATTCCTTTGACAAATCAATTGGTACAAGACAGTCCGTTCAACATTGTATCATTGGTCTCTAAGGCACTAGCTGACGCTGTCACTAAGGAAGAAGATAGAGTGTTCGTAGTTGGTACAGGTACTGCCCAACCAACAGGAATTGATGCATATACATTTAGCTCAACAGCTTGTGGAGGTGCAGTGAGTCTAGACCATATTCAAGACGCTTACTTTGGCTTGCCACAAGCTTACCGAAGCAAAGCTGTTTGGATTATGAATGGTAGAACAATTGCTGATTTGGCTAAGTTAAAGGATAGCAACAATAGACCACTTCTACTCGAAGAAGGCATTGTGACTGATCCTGGGTTCCCTGCGTTGAAACGAAGACCAGTTCTCGAACAGAACGATATGTCTTCAGACAAGATATTCTTCGGTGACTTAAACTATTATTGGATTGGAAAGAAACAACCAATGAATATTAGTATCGCCAAAGAAGCGACTGTTGCTGGTTATAATCTCTGGGAGAGAAATATGACTGCAATTCGTGTCGAGGAAAGAATTGATGGTGAAGTCGTAAACACCAAAGCATTCTACGAATTGACAGGCACAGGCGTATCGTAATCGTTGATGTTTTTACAGATTGCCTTCTATAATGGAGGGCAATCAATAAAGACATTAATTGTGTAGAAAAAATATGGTTAAAGTAAAATTAATAACTTCGTACTTAGATAACCCTGCTGGATCTATCTTTGAAACAGACAAAGAGAAAGCAGACCAATTAATTAGTCTTGGTAGAGCAGAACTGATTAAAAGGATCTATAAGACAAAAGTTGTAAAACCAAGTAGAACAAGCAAGAGATATATAACAAAATAATGAAACTTTCAGTAATTATTCCTTCATATAAAGATCCATATTTGCACAAGACAATTGATTCTATACTCAAAAATTCTGTATTAGGAGATGAGTTGGAGATTGTTGCTGTTTTAGATGGATATTGGTCAAAAATCCCCATAAAAGATGATCCAAGGATAAGAATAGTTCATCTGGGAGCAAATCGTGGCATGAGGGGAGCAATTAACGCAGGTGTATGGGTGGCAAGTGGTGAGTATTTAATGAGAGCAGATGAACATTGTATGTTTGCAAAGGGATTTGACAAAGAAATTATTGATAATATGGAGGATAATTGGATTGTAGTTCCTAAGAGGTTCTTCTTAGATCCAATTAAATGGGAGGTAATGGATATGCCTCCGGTAGAATATGAGAAATTAGTTATTCAAGGTGGTAAAAAGTTCGCTGGACAGAGATGGGCTAGTAGAAGCAAAGGGCGAGAAGATATAATGATTGACGAAACAATGGCGATGCAGGGTAGTTGTTGGTTTATGAAAAGAAGTTGGTGGGAAAAAGTTATCGTAGAGCTAGATACAAAAAATTACGGTCCACTTATACAAGATAGTCACGAGATGGTATTCAAAACTTGGCAAGCAGGAGGGAAAATGATGATAAATAAGAATACATTTTTTGCCCATAAACATAGAAGTTTTCCGAGAACACATAACAACGGCACTAAAGAGAATCCAGCTAATTGTGAAAAAGGTTATAAATACGCTCTTGATAAATGGGGTGATTATTATGAGAAAGAAATCAAACCAAAATGGAAGATTTGACAATAATCTATTATTCTGCTAATGCTGAAAAGCCAGAATTTGAACAAAAGATCATTAAAAATTTAAAAGAAAGTGCTAATGGTATTCCAATTGTAAGTATAACTCACAAGGCAATTGACTTAGGAATTAATGTGCAGGTAGGAGAACAACCAATGTGCTATTCTAACCTGTGGAAACAGCAGTTAGCAGGGCTAAAATTGGCTAAAACACGATTCTGTGTAACAGCGGAAGCAGATTGTCTTTATCCTCCAGATTATTTCAAGTTTATTCCTTTAAGAGAAGATTTGGTTTATAGATATAACAATGTTTGGTGCTACTGGAAAAGGAAGCCAGCATTTTATAAAAAGCCAAGTTGCGAAGGTGCTCAAATGTGTGGAAGAAAGTATTGGATAGAAAGATTAGAACAAATGCTTGATGGACATAAGGGGTGGAAGCCAATGGAAACACTAGCGTCAACATTGGTAACTAAGATTTTCCCAGACGAAGATAAGGTTTCTTGGGGAGGCGACCCTGTAATAACATTTAAGACAGGAGATAGCATTGGTGGAAAGACAAGTTTAGTTAAGGGCAGTAAGGTACAATCATTACAATATTGGGGAACAAAAGAATTAATCTATAACAAAATGTTCACATGAGTAAATTGACAGAAATCAAAGCACATACACACATTGGAGGAGGTTCACATCTACCTCTATTAATAAAACTCTTAGAAATAACAGAAGGTCCAGTATTAGAGTTAGGCATGGGATTGTTCTCAACACCTTTCTTGCACTGGGCTTGTTTTGATAAAAAGAGGAGATTGCTTTCCTGTGAAACTAAATCACGCTTTAATACTTTCTGGATATTTGATGATAAGAGAGAAAAAGTAAACGATTATTCTTATCATAGATTTCAGTTTATAGAAGATTGGGACGATTTAGATTTATCAGAACATTGGAGCGTAGTTTTAGTAGATCATGCTCCTGGACCAAGAAGAAAAGAGGAGATTAGAAGGTTGGCTAATAATGCAGATTACATTGTAGTCCATGATACCAATGGAAGAAATGATTGGCATTATAAATATACAGAAGTATATCCACTATTCAAATATAGATATGATTCTAAGTTTTATCCACAAACAACAATATTAAGTAACTTCAAAGATCCAAACGAAATATGGACATAAAGGAAGGCATCAAACAAAAAGGAAGTCCTTATGAAATTCCTGATGTTGGCAGAGATGACTTGCCAAAGTTTTTTGTTGATATGGGATATAAAGTTGGAGCAGAGATTGGTGTTTATAAAGGAGAATATTCAGAAAAATTATGTGAGGTAGGGTTAAAAGTTATTGGAGTTGACCCATATATAGTCTATAAGAATTACAGAAAGCACACTCAAGAAATGGATTATGAGGTGATGTATGAAATGTCTAAGAAAATATTAGATTCTTACGGAGGTAAATTAATTAAGAAAACTTCTATGGATGCATTAGAAGACTTCCCAGATGAAAGTTTAGACTTCGTATATATCGACGCAAATCATTCAATTTCTTACATAATAGCAGATATATTTGAGTGGAATAAAAAAGTTAGAAAGGGTGGATGTATATCAGGACATGATTATCAATTACTCGGAAGCAACCCTTATGGGTTAAGGTCGTGCCATGTAAGACTTGCAGTTGACCTTATGGCGAGGATTTTAAATGTTAAAAATCATTTTGTATTAGGAGGAAAGTTTAATCAGAGAAAAGATAAATGGAGATCATGGCTATGGATAAAAGAATAAATATATGGAAAGTGGAATTTATTTAATCAAAAATTTAGTAAATAATAAGACTTATATTGGGTCTTCTGTTAATGTAGAAAAAAGATTATATGAACATAAATGGAAACTAAACAAAAATTGCCATGATAATATTTACTTACAGAGGTCTTGGAATAAATATAAAGGAAAAAGTTTCTGTTTTGATAAATATCTTGATTGCAATAAACAAGATTTGATATTTTACGAACAGCTTGTTATAGACGCTTTTATTGTTCGTTACGGAAAAGAGAATATTTATAATATATGTTTAGTTGCTTACTCTACTTTGGGAAGGAAACACTCTGATGAGACAAAAAAGAAAATTGGACTAAAAAGTAAAGGAAGATGGACAGGAAAAAAGCACACCGAAGAAACTAAGAAGAAAATAAGATTAAATAATATTGGAAAGAATAAAGGTAAAAAACCATCACTAGAAACGCGTTTAAAAATGTCAAAGAATCGTAAAGGAAAGAAATTTTCAGAAGAACATAAAAAACATTTATCAAAATCTATAAAAAAATATTGGGATAATAAAAAAAGACATGAATAAAACTATTAGTGGAATTTATTATTCAGATAATCGTTTGAATAAAAGAATTTTAAATGCCTGTCAAGAACAATTAAGAAAAGTTTTTGATGAAGATAAAATAGTCTCTGTTACGCTTAAGCCAATGGATTTTGGTAAAAATATTGTCTTAGAGAATAGAGAAAGAAGTTATCCAACGATGGCGTTACAAATACTTATGGCACTTGAGGCTAGTATATCTGATTATGTTTACTTTCTGGAGCATGACGTTCTATATCATAAGTCGCATTTTGACTTTACACCTCCAAGAGATGATATATATTATTACAACATAAATAATTGGAGGTGGTGGTTTGGACACGATACAGCGATTACTTATGATGGATTGACTTCATTGTCAGGATTATGTTGTAATAGAGAACTGGCGATTAAGCATTATAAGTATAGACTAAAGCTGATAGAAGAGCAGGGATTAGACAAGATTAGGAGTCGCGAGCCGAGATGGGCCAGAAAATTTGGATATGAGCCAGCTACCAAAAAAAGAAGACGAGGCGGGATAACCAACGAAGACCACATTAAAAGAAAATCAGAGTT